CCGCGGCCGAGACCTCCTGGAAAGCGCTGGTGGAATCCGAAAAAGAACGATTGCAAAGGCTGCTATTTAACTTTAAGCACTTCAGGGTGCTCCTGGGCCCTTGTGAGTTATATGATTTTTCAACTGGCCAAGGAAAAAGACGCAATGAGAGTTCTCTGATGACTACTGTTAATTTGGGAGATTTGCCCATTTCCGTATCTTATTTTATGGACTGGCTGACAGAAAAGGTGCTCAAGAGAGAGAGCCCAATTTATACCTTGAGCACATTTATGAATGATTTGCTAAACGGATTAGTTAGGAATTTTTTGAATGAAGATCGGTGTCATGATTTGAATATTAAACAAAAAACCAGAATGTTTCAATCTGTGGTGACGAGTTATAAAAATTGGAAAAAAGACGGCAAGACCGATACCACCAACCAGGACGAGATTACCAACTGGATCATCCGCCAGCCCAAACCCCGCGGCCAAAAAGTTCCCGCCTCAAAGCTGTGGATGGAAGAAGCCAGCTGGATGAAAAACTACACCGGACGAAATCAAACAGGAATTTTAGACGTAATGGGAGTTCGCGATTCGCCAATCTCCACGCGGTCTCCATCGATGGAGTACAATTATTTAGTTTATTATGCCGGCCGTGTGAACCCGTCGTCAGAGATGAAGGGCGAGCGCGCCGTTGACACGGCTAATGGCATATGGCACTATATGATTGGAAAACCCAACGGCATTGTTAAAACAATCAGGCTGACACGGACAGACTCGCCGGGTCTCAAGGAGGTGAGATTCGAGCAAGAGGGTTACGACGGGCTTTCGCAGTTGCGTGAAACTTATGATGCTACCATAACGTGCTATGGGTCTCCCAATATCGTGCCTGGAACTTACATATATATCGATCCGAGAGGGTTTGCGCCCAAGAAAAGCACCGGCAAGGATGAGTACACCTTTAAGGACTCCGCCGGCAACACACACACCATAGATCCCGCACTGCTCACCAGATATGGTATCGGGGGATATTATATGGTGATTAAGGCTGAAAACAAACTTGGTCCCGGGGAGTTTAACACCACCATTACCGCCAAGTGGGTAGCCGAATTGGGCAGCAACAAATCAAATCTTGCGCTGCGGGCCCCTCGACCTACTAAATGTAAAGCGTCCCAATAGGAGGAATGAATCATGGCAGATGAATTTACAAAAAACAACAATGCCGGCACACGAGCCCTCTTTTATGATAGACAGCTTTATCAAGCCACCGCCGGGATGGCTCAGCCAGAGTGGTATGCCTCTTCTGGCGTAACTAATTTGCAAGATTTTCGAGAGAGCGAAAAAATACTTTATGGGAGAGTTAATCGCTATTATGTACCCATCTTTTTAGACACTAAGCGCACAGACCTCTCAAGCATCACTTTTGGCGCCAGCGGCCTGGGGCAGATAAGTGCGCTTCCATTTGTCGCGGAAGCATTTTCGCAGCTATCAATGCAATTTCAAAAAGGCATAGTGTCTGGTAAAATTTCCCCCGATGAGCGATACTTGAGCGATCTGAAGGCAGAAATAGCCTTCGAAGATCCACAAAATCTATATTACATATACACTAACAAGATCTCCGGACAATTGGTAAATTTTTATGTTGAAAATAAAATAGTATTTAAAGATTTTAAAGAGTTTTTGGTGCACCTAAAAGAATCGTGGCGCCGCACTGCCCCTGTTTTCCCAATTACCTTTCCTGCATATATGAAAAGTCGATATTGCCCCATAACAACTACTGGTCTTGTGGTGGAAATTGCCGATAATCTTAGTTGTGCCGACGATCAAACTAAATTTGATGATTTTGTGGCGAGCAAAAATTGGAAATTTTATGTAAATGCCTGCCGGTCGTATGGTTTTGCTGTCGACCTTAACAACCCATGGAGACTAATAGCAGATATAGGATCTGGGGAGATGGTAAAGTATGCGCGTAAATATGGGTTTTCCAGCACAGATGACATTCTTGAATCTGCCTACACTGTGGCTCACATGCCATTTTATACTGGATTTAAGTCGTTTGTGCTGTCGTTGTACAATCAACTGCGCACCAAACAATATATGGTTTCGGAATATTGCCAAAATAGCCAGGTCAAGACTCGCATAGAATATTCCATGGAGTATAAGGTGGAAGATCTTGAAAAGTTGTTTCCAGAAACCTTTTTCATAGACTTATATTGTTATCTGAGGTTCCTGGAAGAAGAAACTAAATTCTCCTCTGCCGAACAAGAGAGGATCACCAAAGATTGCATGGAGTTATATCGCATTCGAGGGATCTCCGAAGCCCTAAATCAGTTTGAAAAAATACTCAATAAGACCTATAGCTACAGAGGGTCCTTGACAGACCGAATGAATCGTGCTATCTTATGATAGAGAAAATATACGAATCGAGGTGGTGATTGCTTTTTCAAACACTGGATGACAAAAACGAATGCGTTGGAGTATATGTTGATGGAAAGTTGCATTTCGACGCCATTCCGACACCTCTGACAAAAACGTGGAAATTTACCGGCTCAGTAGACTCGCATGCGGTACAATATGCATGGATTTACTGCAATGGCAGGAGTATGGCGGAGGTTTGCCCGGATGAGCTTCGTGAAAATTGGGAACGTTGTTCAAAAAAGCTGACGGCATACAAAAAAGCTTTTGCGATTGCAAAGCTCGATTTACGACAACATTGTTTTTTTGATTTGGTTCCGCATGACGCATTGCTTGAGTTCTGTGATGTCAAAAACAAAATTACTGAGTATGTTTTTGAGAATTATGAAAGACCTGCAAACTATGAGCACCTTAAAAATGCTGCGGCCTTATTGCACAAGCTCAAACACCAAGACTTGAAATTGGAAAGTAAGAATTGTCGGTCATTATTTACCAATAGCACACTTCACAGCGGCGCTAAGAAGATTTTGAGCGGCAATAGGTATATTAATTATAACCTTTTCGGCACCGTTACGGGGCGCCTTGCAACTCACCCTTCGTCGTTCCCCATCTTGACTATGAAAAGAGAGCTTCGAAGCCTCATAAAGCCTGCAAATGATTGGTTTCTTTCTTTAGACTATAATGGTGCCGAGGTGCGCACGCTGCTGGCGCTGTCCGGGCAAAAGCAGCCCAACGTGGATATTCATGAGTGGAATGTCATCCATGTTTTCGAGAATGCAACGATGACCCGCGAAGAGGCAAAAACGATCTTCTTTTCGTGGCTATATAACCCGGATTCCGATCACATTGAAACTAATCACTATGATCGCAAAAAAGTACTTGACAAGTACTACGATGGTGACTATATTAATACTATATTTGGGAGGCGCATTATGGTGTCGCCAAAAAAAGCATTCAATTATGCTATACAGAGCACCACTGCCGATCTTGTGATTGACAGGGCAATTGCATTGGACGAATACTTAGATGGAAAAAAGTCATTTATATCGCATATAGTCCACGATGAGGTGGTGATAGATTTAGCAGACGAAGATCGAGACCTAATACCAGAGATGAAAAACATTTTTGCAAAAAACAAGATGGATGAATTTATGGTTAACCTGAAAGCCGGCCGCGACTACTATAATCTCAAGACACTATCACTATGATTTCTATTGTTGGTATTGGCAATGGCGCCAGTGCCATTGCAGAAAAATTTGTCAATTTCCCTCAGTATAACGTGTATGTGCTGAATGACAAGGTTGAGAAATCATCCGGCAAGAAGCGAAAGCTAAAGAGGTTCACAAGCCCCGAAGATTATGAGGAGAATATTCCCGATCTCACCAAGTATTTTTCTAAAATTGACAATCACGTTCAAGTTTTTGTGATGGGTTCGTCCTATAGTTCAAATTACGCCTTGGGGATCCTGCAGCAGATTAGCACTAAAAATGTTGATGTCTTCTATATTCAGCCAGACACCACGCTGCTTACCGGTATTCCTCGCCTAATGGAGCGAGCCGCATGTGGAGTGCTACAAGAGTATGCGCGCTCAGGGCTCTTTAGTTCAATTACAATAATTTCTAATAAAAACTTAGAAGAAGCTCTGCAGCGAGTCCCGATTAAAAAGTTCTATGATCATCTTAATTCATCAATTGCGTCTACCGTTCATTATTTAAATTATTTCTTGCACAATGAACCCGAGATTGGGGTGATAGCTCCCCCTATTGATCATGCGCGTATACGCTCAATTGCAATATTGGAAACTCAGAATATTGAAGAAAAATGGCTTTTTGAGCTTGACATGCCGCGCCAGCTGTGTTATTATTTCTGTATAAACAAGGAAAAGCTTGAGACCGACGGCGGCCTTCACAAGAAGATCGTCGACCGCCTAAAGCAGAAGCCAAGGAACGCATTCAGAAACGTCTCGTATGCAATCTACGAGACTGAGCACGGAAAAGACTTTGGGTTTGTCGTGGCCCATACAAACGCGATACAACAACAAAATACCCTTGACAAGTTAGATCAAGGGTGATACATTAGATATCGAGGAAAGCTCGATATACTTTACAACAACAACAAGGAGAAAAAACTAATGTCAATCAATATGGAACTAATGAGAAAGAAGCTCGCTACTTTGCGTGGTGAGGGAGATAAGGAACAATCACACTGGTTTAAGCCCGACGAAGGAGACCAAACTATTCGGATTGTCCCCGCACCAGATGGAGATCCACTCAAGGAGATGTATTTCCACTATAACGTGGGAGATCACAGGGGCGGAATTGTTTGCCCAAAGCGAAACTATGGCGAGCAGTGTCCGATCTGTGAATTCGCATCCGCACTCTGGAAGGAGGGCACAAGCACCAATGATGAGGAAAGCAAGAAGCTGGCGAAGTCGCTTTTCGTCCGTGCACGCTTCTTTTCACCGGTGGTCGTCCGCGGCCGCGAAGATGAGGGCGTCAAGATCTATGGTTATGGAAAGCGCGCCTACGAGAACCTTCTGGGCTATATTCTAGATCCAGATTATGGCGATATCACCGACCCGCTTGAGGGCACCGATATTGCACTAACATACACCAAGCCCACCACACCGGGGGCATATCCACAAACAAACCTAAAGATGCGTCGAAACACTTCCCCGCTTTTGGAGGATACGGAGGCCATCCCAGCCCTCCTTGATGGCATTCCCGACTTTGGCTCTCTTTTTGACCGCCAAACTCCGGAGCAAATCGACGCAATTCTCGATGAACAACTTGCAGGCAACGGAAGTGCTGAGAGTCGCTCGACGGAAACCGCGAAGTACGGCAGTGGCAAGAGCAACGTGGACCGAGCGTTCGATGAGTTGATGGCTACCAAGTAGTCGGTTTGTGAGAAGCCGCTGGCACCCCGGCTGAAATTGGGTGCCGCATTTTTTAAGGAGAGCAAATGGCCAGAAAAGCCAAACAACCCAAGGCCGGAAGAGTATCAATGCAAGATTTGATGACTCTCGTCAACAAGAAAGCCGGCAGAAATGTTGCGCATGACCTCACGGGCGATAACCCGACCGAGGTGAAGGAGTGGATCCCAACTGGTTCTCGCTGGTTAGACTCTATTGTCTGCAAGGGTAAGGTGGCCGGTATTCCTGTCGGAAAAGTCTCGGAACTTGCGGGCCTTGAGAGCACGGGCAAATCTTATATGGCAGCACAAGTGGCCGCAAACGCCCAGAAAACGGGCAAGATGGTCGTTTACTTCGATTCTGAGTCAGCTATCGACCCAAGCTTCTTGGAGCGCGCAGGATGCGACCTAGAGCGTTTAATGTACGTTCAGGCGTCCTCTGTGGAGTTTGTCTTGGAGACAGTGGAAGAACTGTTGGGGGCGACCGATGAACAG